GTCATACTATGTTTATATATCTCTATTATTTCATTTTTATATTTATCATAATTATTTAAATAATTTAAAATTACTTCTTTATCAATTCTTTTAAAATTAATTTGTTCAGGAGATATAACATATGGAATAATATATCCTTTTTTTATTAATATTGTATTTCTTAATGTACCTCTAAAATAAACATAATTATCATTCAAATTATTCTTCTCTATTTCTTTTATTACATTTTTTAAACCTAATAAATTTCTTCTATTAGAATTTACAAAATCAATATCTGATATAATTACTTTATTTGCATCATTATTTTCAAAATTAAACATAGGAAAAAATCTTACAATCATTCCAAAAATTCCTCTATGATAATTATCCTTTATAAATGTAGGACATTCATATACTACAATTTCAACATTACTTTTATTTAATTTGGACATTATATCTTTATCATCATATATAGTATGATCTATAAATAGACGTAAAACAAATGGTTTAAATTCAATTGTGATAAATTCAATTAATTTAAGTATTCCATCCAAATATTTATTAAAATCACGATATCCACCTCCTTGCATTTTAAAAAAAGATGCAGAAATTATATCTTTCTTTTTAGAATAGTCAATATCGAATAACGGTTTTAATTTACATATATCATTTAATAAATACATATATATATATTACTATTGGTTTTTTATTTAATAATTAGATCAATACTTTTGATAAATTATATTTATTTTTGAATTCTTTTAAAGTATTAATATCATCTTTTGACAGTTCATTAAAATTTACATTGATAAATTTCTTTTCTGAATTATATATTTTTTCTTCATTAAATTTAATTTTTCCTAAATAATAGTCAGATAATATAATTTTAACAAAATCAGTTCCAAATAATTTTATAATTTTTTTATTTGAAAAGTTTTTTATATAAAACTTGTAAATATTCATAACTATATTTATTTGATCTTTATTTAAATTATTTAAATCTTTATTAAAAAATAATTTATCTATAAAAAAAAAACTTTTTTCCTCATCTACATATTTAAAATTTTTATTATCTTTTAAAATATCAAGATAAAAATCTTTTAATATCGATTTTTCTTCATTAGAAAAATCATAAATTTTAATATTTATATGATATAAATTAATTGTAATAAAATAATTATATGAAACTATAAATGCCTTTTTATTTTTAATTATATGATTTATATAATTATAATTTATAAAATATTCATCCCATCCATAAAAGAGAAATTCATCATTTGAATTTTTTATTTTATTTAAACTATGCCTAAATACTTCAGTAACTTCATTTTTATATTTATCATAATTATTTAAATAATTTAATATTATGGATTTATTAATTCTTTTAAAATTTATTTGTTCTGGAGCTATTACATATGGTATTATAAAACCTTTTTTAATTATAGATAAATCTCTTAATGTCCCACTAAAATATGCGTAAATATCATTCAAATTATGTTTATTTATATCTTGGATTTTATCTTTTAATTTTATCATATTTCTCTTTTGATGAAAATAATTTATATCTATATCAGATATTATTACATATTTTGCATCATTATTTTCAAAATCAAACATTGGAAAAAATCGTACAATCGTTCCAAAAATCCCACGATGATAACCATCTTTAATAAATTTAGGACATTCATATAATACTAATTCTATATTATGACTATTTAATTTATTCATAATATCTTTATCATTAAAGATTGTATAGTCTATAAATAGACGAAATTTAAATGATTTAAATTCATTATCTATAAATTTTATTAAATTAAAAATGCCATTTAAATAAAAATCAAAATTTGTATAGCCACCTCCGCTCATTTTAAAGAAACATGAAGATATTATATTTTTTTTTTTAGAATAGTCGATATTAAATAAAGGTTTTAATTTACATATCTTATTTTTTAAATACATATATATATTTAATATTTAATAAATTGATAAATATATTGAATATTAACTTACTTATACTAATATAAAAATGATTATCCTAAGTTGAAATTTTCATCTAGAACTAGTTAAAAGTTTTTTTATTCATTTCTATTTGAATTTCACCTACAGTAAATATAAATTGTGATTGCATATTCCAAGCTAATGGATGTCTCAAATATTTACTTGGGCTTCTAAATGAATATTTATAATCATCTTTAGTAGTAGTATTTTCATTTAATAATTTACTTTTACTATTTATATTATCTAGTCCTTTATTCCAAATATCCTTATTATTAGTAATTTCATCTCCAGCACTATCTAAAATTCTAATACTAAAATTAGTAAAATTACCTAAATTAGAAAATCTAAAAATTTTATCTGTTTCCATTCCATTTAAAGTGTTATATCCTCTAGTATCTTCTTTCCCTGGGTATAACAATGAAAAACTATTACGTATTGTATTACTTGTTGCTAAATCATTATTTTTTGGTAATTGATCTATATGTAATTGAAAAAATCTACCTTTTTCTATTTGACAATCTGTAGCAGTTGAATATACATGATATGTAGCACCAGTTGATGATGCAGAAGTATTATTTGAAAGTAATTGATATACATTAGTATAATCTGGTTCACCATTAACTTCTCTGTAAAAATCAATAAACCATTTTGTATGTTCGACAGCATTTGGATATTTATTTATTGTAATTACTGAAGTTTCATCAGCTACATTTAATCCATTTTTACCACATGTAATTGTAAATGTATATGTAGTATTATTAGAATCATATGGAACTGTATTAACTGCAACAGATGATATGCTTACAACTTTATAATAATAATTAAAGTTTGTAGAACCTGATATTTGTATAATATTATCTGCAGCTAAATTTAAAGAATTAGACTTTAATCCTGTAATTACGATATTTATATTTCCTGCAGATGGAGTACTTAAAGTTGCATTTGTATTTAGTAATAATTCTGATATACCTAAATCATATGATGTTGATGATGCTGATGTATGAACATCTGTAAATATTGGATAATATATTACATATAATGTTTCAATACCATTTGTAAATTTTCTATCATAATTACTTGTATCTGTTAATGTTGGAGTTGGAGTTGAATTTAAAAAAGCGGCCATAGCTGTATCAACATCAGAAACAGTACTTACTGCTTTTTTAATCCAATAGTTATCTGGAAATATTGCTTTAATTAATTTTAAATATTTTACATTTTGGATTGATCTGTGGATTGAAGGTCCTGGTGTAGTATCTGTACTACCTAATTTTACTGAAAAATCAAATATATTAGGGTAAATTGATGTATCTCTATCAATTGTATCTATTATAATATCTCTTTCATCAATAAATTCATTTCTTAACTGTTCATTTAAGTTACTATCTAATAGTGGCCTATTTATATAATTATTTTCGTGTAAGAAAATACCTCTATTATCTGACTTAAGGGAATTATCAAAACCAATATTATTATCTTGTGTTACATTTTGAAAATTGTTGTTATTTCTAGTAAATAAACACCTATCTTGCATATTATCTATAAATTGAGCTGGAGTAGGAGCATTATTATAATAATTGTCACGAACAGGGACTCCTGCTAAATTTCCTCTATCACGGGGATTATTATTGAAAATATTATTTTGCATTATATATTAAAAAGTTAAAATAATTTTACGGTTTATATTTAAAAAAAAAAAGATATTAAATGTTAAATAATGGAAAGTAAATTCATAAATAGAGATAATTTAACTTTTTTAAATAGTCAATTATCAAGAGAATTAAAGTTATCAGATAAGACAAAAGATGAAAAAAAACAAATTTTAAGTGTCTTATTAGGAAATATGAAAAAAGTATATAATAAATTAGATAAATCTAAAATTACAGACAAACATTTACCAAAAATTTTAGATACATTTAATAAATATTCATTACAAACTACTATTCAAGATGTAAATAATAAACAACCTCAAATTAGTAGAGATTCAAATGTTGGACCTATGCAATATAATAGAGATAGAGAAATTAATGAAAATCGTAATATTAAATATCTAGATAGGCCACAACATACATATCAACAAAGAGAATCAGGATTTGATTTAACTAGTAGAAATGTAAATTATAATTCTAAACCAAATATTGGTAATAGTAATTTTGATCAGTCTTCAAGATATGATAATAATTTAGCACCAGAGCAAGCAATGGAAAGGTTATTATCTGAAAGACAAACTCAGGTACCAGGCGTTGATCGTCCTCCCACACCAGATTTTATTAAAAATTCTAGACAGGAAAGTAATAAACCAAATATTGAAAATTTTACTCAAGAACCACAAATGGGGAATTCCTTTTCATCTTCACAAGAATCTAATACAGCAAATGAAAGTAAGATGCAAAATGATACATATTATCTAAGTGGTGCAAATGTTGACTCTAATTTTAGTGATATTAATTTTGGTAGTAATGAAATAACTCAAGGATTACCTGAGATAGATGAATCAATTGATACAAACAAAAGATTAGAAATCTTACAACAAGAAAGGTCTAGTATAAGTAATGACAATAATAATAATAATAATAATAATAATAATAATATGCCTGTTCCGGATTTTACAAAATCAATAAAAGAGAATGATGAAATTAAAAAACAATTAAACCAGCAACAAATGCAACAGCAACAAATGCAACAGCAACAGCAACAGCAACAACAACAGCAACAACAGCAACAACAGCAGCAACAACAAATACAGCAACAACAAATGCAACAGCAAATGTATAATCAACATTTGCAAAATCAGCAAAAAATACAACAACAAAATAATATGATGAATAATGCATCAAATATGAATAACAGTAATATTATAGATAAATTAAATAATATAAATCAGGATGATGTGTACAAGTTATTAAATACATATGCCAACAATAATTCTAATCAAAATAAACAAATAAATATACCTCAACAAGAACAGCAAGTAGTACCTAAACAACAAATAAATAAACAAGATGATAAAATTTCTGAGTATTTGAGTGAATTAGGAAGGAAGCAAGTTGAACAGTTAAAACAAGTACAGTTATTACAGGAACAATTGCAAAATCATGTAAAAAATCAAATGTTAAATCCAAATGTTGCTCAGCCACAGAATAATAATTATCAACAAACAGAAAGTAATGATGAGATACAAAGTGAATTAATAAGTAAAGTAAAAATATTAACAGGTCAATTGGAACAAGAAAAGAGAGTTAATATAGAACTAAGAACTCGTTTAGATGAGTTAATGGAAGACCAAAATAATGATAATGATAGAAAATTAGATTTGATAGAAAGGAAAAAAGAAGAAATTAAAAAGGAAGTGATTGGGTTAAGTACTCGTCATAAAGAAATTGAATCATCATATAAGAATTTATTGAATAAAGAAAAATTTGTGAGTGCATTAATTCAAAAAAATTTAAATTTAATTCAAGCTGATAAGAAGACTATATTTATAAATTCTAAAACATTTGAGTCAAATAATAAATTCACATATGATTTAGATATTCCAGTAAATAATGTTACAAAAATTGAATTAATATCTTATGATTTTCCTTTAACAAGTAATAATATAAATGAGTCAAATAATAAGTTATATTTTAAATTTGATAATCTGGATAAGGATAAAGTAGTTCAAGAGAACGATGAAGATTCAGATAGTGAAAATATACCAATAGATGATAGTGATGATATTGTTATAATGACAATTCCAAATGGTAATTATGATATATCAAATTTAGTTAAAAAACTAAATAAGTTAGGAAAGACATATGATTTAATATTTTCATATAATAAAAATACAAGTAAGGTTACAATTAAGAGTGAGATTTCATTTTCATTATATAAAAAGGAAAATAATATATTAAATACATTAGGATATGATAATACCAATGTTTTAACAAATAAAAATACATATAGTGGTAATTTGCCATATGATCTACGTAAATGTAATTATATTTATATCTATTTAAAAAATATATCCGATAAGGAATTTGCAATAGTAAATGTTTCAACACCAAAGAAAGGAAGTTATTATTTAGATACAGATATGTTAAATATCGAAAATCTTGATATTGAGATAAAAGATGAAATAGGTAATTTAATCGATTTTTGTAATTTATCATTCAAGATTGAATTAAATTTAATTTATGCAAATAAAAATATTAGAGTTGATGATGATTTAAATGCAAAAATGTCAGATTCTGATTCAGATAATATCAGTATAAATTCAAATCAGATAATGGAAACAAATGTATAAAAAAATAATAATTTTTATAATATTATATATGATATATATATAATGCTAAAAGTAATTTATGTAGCACTAATAATAATTATAACAATATGGTCTTTATATTTATATTTAGAAAGTGATCAGGAGTATCAAAATGAGTTAAAAAGAATTGGTATAATTGAAGATAAACATAAAAAAAAGAGAGATTTTATTAATTATCATCGTCTTAATTCTATTCCTTGCAGTATTACAAATTTAAATAATCCTAGAGATTGTTATGTTGGTTCCAACTATGTATGTAGATGGAGTGAACAATCAAATAGATGTAATCAAATATCTTAAAATTTAAATCTGTTAATTAAATTGATTTAAATATTTGTAAAAAATTGATATTAATAGTATTTAAAGTTAAATTATTATACAAATATAATAAAAATGATTCAAAAAACAATCCTTTTACTAATTTTAGCATTTAGTGCTACCGTAACCGCAACTGATTTTAAATGCAATGTATGTCATATTGCAGTTGGTCGTGTAGAAGATAAACTAGTATCTAATTTTACTACAACACATGTTGAGGAGGTATTAGATACTGTATGCTCTAAGTTTCCAAATAAGTTTACACCAGAATGTAACTTATTAGTTGATAAATATGCACCACAACTAGTTTCAACAATCATGACAAAGCTTTCACCTGAATATGTATGTTCTAAAGTTAGTATGTGTGATACTACCGAAAATAACATTGTTTCAAATAAACACTTTTCAAGAATGCACTTCACAAATTATGTAAATAATTTTAAAAAGTTTTATTCACAAGATGAATTTAATTCAAGACGAGAAATTTATAATGAAAATATGGAATCAATTATGACACATAATATCGCTTATGATCTTGGAGAACATACATATTTTATGTCTACTGGACCTTTTACTGATTGGACATTACAAAATTTCAGAGAATATCTAACACTTCATAAGAAACCAAGTAGTACATTTTCGCTTTTTGGTGGAACTAAATGTACTGACTATGTTTCATCCACTACAACATATCCACAATCGATTGATCTAAGAAATGAAAATATGGTTACTTCGGTTAAAGATCAAGGTCAATGTGGTTCTTGTTGGAGTTTTTCAGCTGCTGGAGCCCTAGAAGGTGTTACTGCTATTCATTCTAATAACCTAATTTCATTATCAGAACAACAACTAGTTGATTGTTCTTGGAAATATGGAAATTTTGGATGCAATGGTGGACTTATGACAAGTGCTTTCGAATATGTAATTGATAATAAAGGATTATGTTCTTATGACGATTACACATATACAGCCACTAGTACAAGAAATGATTGTAAGTCATCTTCATGTACTTCAGTTTCTGGAAGCTCAATTTCGAAATGTAGTTCAATTAAAGCTGGTGATAAGAATACCTTTTTATCAGCTCTTTCTAACCAACCTTTAGCAGTAGGTATTCAAGCAGATACAGTTCAGTTTCAACATTATGGAGGTGGTGTGTTTGATTATGATCAATGTTACACAGGTGAAATTGATCATGGAGTACTTGCAGTAGCTTATGATAAAGATACAATTACAATTAAGAATAGTTGGAGTGAGTCGTGGGGAGACAATGGATACATTCATTTTGCAAATACAGATACTGAAGAAGGTATGTGTGGTGTATATTTGAATGCTGCATTTCCTGATATTTAAAATTATTATATAGCATTAATTAATTAAAATATTTTTATTAATTAATGTATAATTGCATAAATTGTGATAAATTAGAAAGTCTTTATTTTAAATGTGATAAATGTAATAAACTATTATGTAGGAAATGTGTATCACCTGAAAAACATAAATGTAAGACGAATAATGATAGTAAATATACATTAGATATGTTTTGTGATAATTTAGATTGTATAAAAAATACAAATTTACAAAAATGTAAATATTGCAAGAAAAAATTTTGTTCAGATGATTTTAATAAACATAAATGTAAAGTAAAATCATGTTGTATAATGTAAAATAATTTAGTATATTTGATACTACATTATATCCTGCATTCTATCTTTTAGCAAAAAATAGTTATTTTTCCAATTTACATTCTTTTCATTTATAACAGTTTCATAAATTATCTTTTTAGTTTCAACAAAATTATTTTTACCTGAATTATTTTCACCTGAATTATTTTGTATTCTATCTAATGGAAATATATTTTTCTTACTTTCCATATTTTTCATCATATTGAATTTATAATATGTATCATCTAAAGAATCACTATCACTATCACTATAACTATCACTATCACTATCACTATCACCATTATTACTAACTAATTTACTTCTAATTTCTAAAATGTCATCATCCATATATTTTTTCATAAGCTTATCTAATTTTAGTATGTTTGAATTAATAAAATCATACTCTTCATTAATATCAAATTCAAATCCTCCATTTTGAGGATCTAAAACTTGATCAAGTGAATTTAAATTAGATTCAATTTCTGTTAGTTTTTTTTCATTTTCATAAATAAAATTTCGAATATCTTCTGTATTTTTAGCTAAATTTTCTGTAAATACTTTAAAATTATCTTCCCACTCATTGACAAAATCTAATGTTTTTTGTATATCAGGAGGATCGTTACTTAAATATTCTGCTTGTAATTTTGGATTTAAATTATTTACATCAAAAGTTCCACCAATTAAATTTTGTGCCTTTTCAAATTGTTTTAAAATTTTTTTAAAATATACTAATTTTAATTTATTTACTATATAATCCATTATATATTATATAGATAATGTTTTTATAATATTTAATAAGTCCGATATTTTAGATTTTAGATTTCCCTCTATTTTTTTTATACTTTCTTTTAATTCATTTAATTCATCTGTATTTATTTTTTTAGATTCTTCTAAATTTTTTATTATATAATTAATATAATTAACATAAGCAAAATATTGTATATTAGTATATTTATATACGATTTCTTTCTTTGATATAATATATAAATATATTGTATTAAGATCTGGATTATATATAAAATAAATTTTATTGTTACTAAATGGAAATATAATTATACCATTTAGATCAATTAAAGACTGATTAAATATTTGTCTTGTCAAAAATTTTTTATTAGTTTTATTAAAAAATAAAACAGAATTATCAATATATTCTAATTCAAATAAGTTAAATTTTATATCTAAAATTGTAAATTCCTGATTTTCTAAAATTTCATTTGTAAAATTATCAGGAATATTAATTTGTAATGTATCACTAATATATATTTTGTTGTTATATTCAAATTTCTTATCATATGGTAATAAATTTATTTTTTTTTGTTCTATTGTATAAGTAATTGGGATTTTATTTTCTACAGGACTTTTTTTTTGTATCGTATAATTTATTGAAATTTTATTTAATGGTTCATCTACTATTAAATTATTGATATTAAATAATTTCTTATAAATTGTAGTTATCCTATCAACATCAACTGCCACTTTATTAATAGACAGTTTATAAGATAAATCCTTTAAATCAATTTCACCTAATAATTTAGGGAAAGCTACTCCTATTTTTGCAAATTTTACCTGTTTTGCTAATTGTTTTGCTAATTCTGTTTTTTGATTAGTTTTAGTTTTTTTAAAATTTAACGGATTCATATCCTTACTTAAAAACTCATGAACAATGTACGCATCTTTATTTTTTGGATTTTTTTCCCATTCTGGTGCTTTAATAATTAAATATACTGGATCAGTTTTTTCAAAACTTATTTTTATATCCGTTGATTTTTCAACTCTAAATAGAAAATAAGCATTTTCTAATACTTTATAATCATCATTATCAATTGACTTAAATTTTCTTTTAATATAAGGTATATTTAATCTTATTTTTAACCATTTAATTTTTCCTTTAATTGATTTTATATACTGTTGTAATTCAGGTTCACAATATGTCCAAATATTTGAATAATCAGTTTTACATAATTCATCAACAGTTTTAGCAAATGTATTTAATGGATATTGTTTATAATATTCTGTTTTACTTGCTCCTCCTTCTAGAAATAAATTATAAAATATTTTATATTTTATATTTTGTAATATATCTAATTGATTATCAATCATATATATTATATATAAATTAATTATTTATTTATAATTTTCATATCATTCCCCATATCATCTAATATTTCTTTAATATTATTTAATTTTTCAATACCGGTAGAGTTATTTAAATCGTTCAATTCTAAAGCTATTCTTTTAATAGATTCTTTTAGGTTTTTCTCCAAAATTAAAGTTTCTTCATTTAATTTTTTAAATTCGTCAACATTAATCAGTTCTTTATCATCTAATAATCTATCTATACTCGCTTTTAATTCAAAATTTGACTTTTTAAAAGAATTAATACTTTTATCAATTAAATTCAAATTATAAAATAATTTTTTATTTGGACTATAAAATATAAGATTATTATTTGAATTATATTCTACTAATGGTACTCCATAAATTAATATATTCAAATTTACCAAAACACTTATAAAGTCATCTACTTTAAAATCATAAATTATTAAGCAATTATCCGGTAGTTTTAAATTTAAAATTTCATAATTTTTTTCATTCAAATTAAATTTTAAATATTTATCTTCATCTGGAACTTTATATGATCTAGTTTCACCTAATTTTATATCATATTTTTCAGTACCTTTAATATAGTATACATTTGACTTTTCTTCTTTTACAACCCAATCTCCGGATGGTAAATTAATTTTTACATTACTTGGAATATTTCTATTTGCTCCTACTTCTGACTTTACCTCTATAGGTAAAGATCTTACTCCACCAATTAAAGTTCTTAAATTGTTATATTTGTCATATTTTACCATTAACTTAAATAATTTATAATTAAAGTAATCTTTTACATTTAAAAATTTAAATCCACCATTCTGTGGTGTTTCCAATTTAGAAGTCAAAATGTTTAAACCTTTATTAATTTCATTTATTTTTTCATTATTTTCATCTATATTTTGATCATGCAAGTTTTCTAAATTATTTAATAATGCTTTACTATTTCTATCTAATTTTTCAATAAATTTAATAATTTTATCACTTAATTTTTTAATATCATTACTTTGCTCATTTAACTCTAACATAGTTTGTTTATTTAATACGAACTCTATGTTATTTTTAGCTCTGTGTGCAGCTGCACTTTTATATTTTAATTGAAATTTTTTATCGTTAATAATATCCAATTTTTCACCATCCATTTTAATTCCTCCTTCAAACGTATCAATTACTTCATCTTTCATTTTCTTAATAGAAATATGATCAATTTTATCTCCATTATTTATTTGTTCAGATTCGTAATTACTTATATCAATTTCAAATTGATTCCATGCATCTTCTGCAGAAACAATGTATCCTAAATTATCAACTATATCTACATTGAGATTTAAGATGCTATATTTATTATAAATACTTTTTAAAATATTTCCATAATGACTGCCTCCTGTTTGAGAACTTAATATATTATCAATTAAATTTGTTGATTTATTTAAATTAAATATTAATTTATTAATAGTAATTTTATATAATGATTCCATATTATAATATTATAAGATAATAATTATCCTATAATATTATTTTTTCATTCAAAAGCGGCTCTTAATTCTTTAAATGACTTACTTAATTCATCTATTTTTATATTAGCTTCTTCTACATTTATTGTGAAAGATTGATCTTTATATTCTAAAATATCATTTGAAAAATTTTGTAACTGACTAATAAATAAATTATAATTTTTATTTAAAGTATCTATATTTATTTCTTTATTATCCTGCTTTATATTATTACTCATTAATAATTTTATTTTTTCTATGTTAGCTCCTATATTTTTTATTTTATTTTCTGTAATAGAAGTTGGTGTACTCCCACCTGTTATTAAATTATTTTGTGGATCTAAATTAATTGTATTTCCAATTTCAGTTACTTCATTTTGTAATTCTTGAATTTGTTTATTTACATCTATTATATTTATTCCTTTGCTTTGTTTTATATCTTCTAATCTTTTTATTAGATTTGACATTTTTTGCCTTAAAATCCCTAATTGTTTTTTGATTGTTTCCAATTTATCTATATTAATTGGAACTCCCGTACCTGAGTCTAATAATTTTCTTATTCGATTTTTTAAATCTAAATCTGAGTCTGATTCAGAATTTGTAGTTGATATACTACCACCATTTGAAATTACTAAATATGTAGATTTTTTAGATTGTTTAATAGTAGGTGTTATTTTATATCTTTTTACTTCATTTTGTTGTTTTAATCCATTAATTTGATTATTGTATTTTTCAGATTTCATAAATATATATATATTAATCTATATATTTAAAAAATTTAATTATAGTTGGTATTCTAATTGTTTTAATTCTCCACCGAATTGCAATGCAGAATTTACACCAGCCATTTCTTCTTGTAATGTATTCAACTTAGCATTTATTTCGTTTACTTCATCATTATTTGTTCCAGATTCTAATGTTTCTATTAGTTGGTTCAACAATTTTTTGACTGATCCTTTAAATTGTTTTGTATTTTCCATTAAGGATTCCATTTTAGAATTATCTATAGTTGGACCTCCAGTACCTCTATTTAAAAGTCCCTTAATTTTAGTTACATTACGTTTAATTTCATCAATTTCGCTTGGTGCTGATGGAGTACCAGCTACTACAGTAGCAATTCCAGGATTCATTAAATTAGCGACTGGGGAAGATGGGGAAGCTGGGGCAGCGCCTTTGGTAGGGACTGGGGAAGATGGGGAAGCTGGTGCAGCGCCTTTGGGAGCGACTACATTAGCAATTCCAGGATTCATTAAATTAGCGGCTGGGGAAGCTGGGGAAGCTAGGGAAGCTGGGGACACAGCCTCTGAATAAGTTTTTTTTTGAGTAGTATTTTTTTGACTTCCAGGAGGAGGTGGGGGATTTCTTCTTTGACGATTGACTGGTGCGTTACCTTGTTTATTGGCACCTCCCATATACTCATCTAATTTTTCTAAAAATTCTATTTGTCTGACACTTTTATTCAGAGTATTAATTAATTTATCGATTTGTTGAATTTGGTATTCACTCATTAATATATATATGGATAATATAAAAATATCAAATTAATATATGACAAATAAACAAAACTATATTTTTTTAAAAAATAAATATTCAAAAATTTATAAAGATTTAAATCAGGACATCAAAAATAATGAAAAAAAAAATATAATTATAAAATTACAATT